AACCTGGTGGAATTGCAACGTCCAGGGCGCTCCACATTGGACTGCTTCTTGTGACTATTACCACTTTTAGAATAGCGCATTTTGTTGCGCGCTTCTTTCTTGGTGCGTTTTTGGTCATCATAATTCCAAGTGGAGCCGTAAGGGCATTCTATGGCCGAATGCGAAAGCCGGGGTCCCGCTCCCGTTGTTGTGTTGTTCATATCATTATATTAATGAGCCGAGGGGCTAAGTGGCTAATAATACATGAGCGCGCCAGTACTCATGTATGCAATTATTTGAAATAGGGTTATAAACTACAATCAAATTAGTGCTAACGCCGTAGCAACTAATCCGGCGTCTTTTACAGCTGACTTGTTGTGCTCGAGCTTGACTGCGTCTTTAACCAACGTGTGTAAAGGCAAAGATGGAGTCATGGAATGGTGCGCGTGCGCGTGTCCAGTGACATTCTGCAACAAATCATACGCGGCCGCGTGTGATGCGCTTGGGGTATGCAAGGTCTCTATGGCAGAGCCGCAAATTTCCCAATGTTCAATGAGCTCGAAATCAAGTGCTTGGGTAGCACCAGTAGTGTTGGCAAAGAGAACCCAAGTTTCGCCAACTCCACCTTTAATGACTGAGGTAGTTCCACCGTATCGTATGTTACCAACTCCGGCACCGTACCACAATTGCTGGCCCGGGGTATCGACCGTTTGGGCCCAACCACCGTTGCCAGATGTGTAATCGGCGACAGCGAAGTCCGCCACCAATGAATGCGGGACGGAGATTTCGAAATCGGGGGTAGCCCCCATGGCATGACGAACGGTTTTGTGGTTTGCTTCGATAGCATTGGCTATCGTTGCGTATGGCGTAGTTGGAATGGATGCGTAGCTGTACAGATTCCGATGTCGGTCAACCAAAACCCTGATCACACCGGCGCGGTTTATAACAGCGGTAATGTTACGAACACGAATGCCGGAGGACACAAGCCTCCAATTGTAGTCGTTGCCCGACAATGTGGCGGCTGGATATGGGGTGTTGGTGGTTAAACGACCCTCTGTGACGTTGGCGGCAGATGTTCCAACTGTCGCTGAAGTAAAACAGGTGGTCGCGTCGGCACCGTTTGAAGTGATGTACACTGGTAGCATGGCAGATGCCGTGACCAAGGTGACACCATTATCTGAAGCCACACATGGCGAAAAGTTTCCAAGAAGAGTAGATCCGTTCGCGACCGTTACGCTGCCTATCGCTCTAGCGGTAATCTTCTGGGAAGGTCGTGGATTGGTTAGCACCGAAGCTATACCCTTGGGTATCCTAAAAGGAGCAACTTGAGCCACGGCAGAAACCATATCGGGTTGGATCGTCCCGATGGGTTTCTGTGCATCAAAACTTTCAATGGCGGGAGCGGCAGCAGAGGCACCAAAAGTACGGAAAGTTTTGGGCGCTGATGATGGACGCTTACTTTTCCCGTTTTTCTTTTTGGTAGACTTTTTCTTTTCGAGTGACATTTGAGACAATTTCTGTTCAATGCGCTCCAAACGACGATTTTGCGCTTGGTCTAAACGCTTGACGTCATCAGAATTAGTGGCCTCGCCATGACTGCCGTTCAATTGTGACTTGCGCACATGGCGGTTGCAGCAAGATGAAAATATACGTAAGCGTGGAGAGTATTGAGATTCGGCCTCATTATACACTTCCATGCGTGGATGGTTGAATTTGGTATTGATTTGTTTGTTTATACATTGCTCCTAAATCCACTGTTGTATAAAACAGTGGAGGGCCCAATCCCTACGTCCGTAACGGGAAACTTTATAACGCGGTGGGATCGACTAAACGATGTCGCGGTAATGTTCTTTGTACCTCAGCACGGGTGACATTGTACTCTCGAAAGACCCTATTCTGCTTCCTTTCGTGTGGTTGACGAGACCACCGTAAATCTAGGAAGCTCACTACCCCTTGCTATCGGTGTAGTGGGTTTGCAAGTTCACTTGTAGTTGATTATCTTGCTCGGCTAATGCTATGCGCCTGGCTGGTACCAGTTAGTGCCACTAGCAGTATGTAAACACATACCGCATGCACGATGAGTTGTAGGTTCTAATGTTTCGGCTCATCGAGGAAAACACCGCT